AAGAGCCTCCGGGCAGAGATTCAATCCTAGAATTTGCTCCTGCCCTGGTTGGAATAAAGTAGTCTTCCTCGACACTCATAGGATTATAGCGCAGATCAACGCGGCCAGTATCTTGATCTACAATTTGATTACGCTTCATTTGAGTCATGATCTTTTGCATATATTGCTCTACATCGTTGGCAGCAATATTGCCAACATCAATATAGAAAACTCTTCTCTCTGGAGATCTAACAATACGATATGCCATCACAGCATCTTCCATCAGTGTTAATTGGCGCCAAATTCTCCTGGCGGGCTCCAAAATAGATGTACCGTAGGGAGCATACTTATCATTTCCTAAAATTCTAAAGTGTGCAATTTGCCAATTTTCAAATGTTAGGCCGCCGGAATTCCATTGGTATTGCACGTAATTTGGATTAGTTTTATCCTCGCCCTCAAGTCTTTCAACCTCATGAGCGGTTAGGGCGATTGCATGCTTGACGCCTACTTCATCGTCAATATCTAGGTATAAAAAGAAATCTCCAAACTTACACATAGATCGGCACCAACCAAATAAATTAAACTCCACATTTAGAATATTGTGATACAAATTATCTAAAACAAATTTAATTTCCTCATTGACACAACTAATTTTAAGCAAAGAGTTAAAAGTAGAAGAAGTGGTCATTTCGTCAGCGTAGATATCTAGAGCAGATGCAATCTCTGGTGTATATTCCATTTGATCAAAATCAACATAGCGCTCTGCGCGTGCCTGATTTGACATGAAGTTGGCTTGCATCGAATCATACGGATTATGATCTTTTCTCTTAAAAGACTGTCCCGATGCTGATTTGAATTTAAAAGAGTCTAACTGTCTACGAGTTCTCTTTCTTGGGACTTGTCGACGATAAGTTGTTATAGGTCCAGAAAAAAGCCTTGTTAACTTTCTATACAAAGTGCTCTCTGGATTTCTAGGATTCTCTTTCTTTTTGCTTGACATTTTTAACCCTTAAGAAGCCACAAAAAATCTTCATATTTTTTACGATTTTCGTGGTCCTCTATTTTTTTATAACCCTGCATTCCGGGGATTGAAGTATTAATTTTTGTATTTGTTGAAATCATTGAGTTCAAAAAAGCTTTTTTATATTCTATTTCTCGGTGGTTCACTGAAAAGGCGATATCTCTGACCCAGCAGCCAATCGCTGCCGCCATAATTAAATCATCATTAAAGCCTTTCATTGATTGTGGCTTCCCATTATGCCACACAAAAGTTTTCATTTCATTATATAGTCTACTTGAATATATCGTAACTAGTTGGTTTCTAATGAATTCTTCCATCTTTGCAACAACTAAAGGTCTTGTTTTTAAAGACATTGTAAAACCAGCTACAGCATTTGTAGTTACCTCCGCTGTCAAAGGGTCAACATATTCGTGACTTGACTTGTAAGAATAGTAAATATTAGGATATGCTATTTCTTCCAATTTGTTAAGCACTGTCCAGCCAACAGAGTTATTTTCTACAACAACCATGCAATTGCCATATTCTTTTCCGACTTCATTAATCATGTTAGAAAATATATCTAGGCTAGGTTTTCCTTTATACTCAGCGATTATTTCCATAGTGTCTACTTTAAAAATATGAAACGCGGAGTAATCCTTTCCGTCGCCTCTTGCAACGTCAACGGTCATTAAGTACGTACATTCCGCATCATATTCTTCCCAGATCCAAAAATTTCTATCAAATCCGGTCTTATACTTAGGAGCGGTTATATTTTTTTCAATAATTTCCATATCTTCTGAATGGAAAACTGTCTCGCCTGACATGTTAAAATTACACTCAAGCTCCTGAGCGATTTGTCTACGAGACATGTTCTTAGTTTCTTTTTCAAACCATTGTCTATCTCGGTCTGGATGTGCATCCCAAGGCAGAAGTGTGGAGAAAAAATCATTGTTCTCCTCTTCTGCGTCAATATACGTTTGATGAAACCAGTTCCCGACACCATTAGGAGTCGACAATGCAATGCAGCGACCACCAGTAGACAGTGTAGGATACAAACCAGTCCACAACTCGTCTAAGCCCTCAACATGGGCAGCCTCATCAATCACCAGCAAAGAGAGGGCTTCTGAACGACCCGCATCTGCTGACGTTGACGATGCCTTAATTTGTGATCCATTTGATAATTCAAAGGAGGTCCTATTGTCTACCGAAATGCTAGCTATCTTTAGCCAAGGTGGCAGGTTTTTAATTATCTGCTTAACTTTTTTAACTAGATTTGCCGCAGTACCAAACTTTGTAGCAATAACCAAAATGTTTTTGTCTCTATGAAACATCATAAGCCATACAATATAAGCAGCAGTTATTGTAGATATACCTAACTGTCTCGCCTTTAATATGACATTAAAACGATGGTCATTAAAACTTTCAACTAATTCTTTTTGGTAGTCATAAGTTCTAAAAGGAATTAATCCCTTAAGAGGGTGAGAAATTTTAGCGTAATTATTAATAAAATAATTTGTGTCTTTGCCCGCTTTTAAAATTTCTTTTATTTTTTCTTCTTTTGTCGGCTCATAGCCCATTATTAACTCTTAGGCACTCTTTGATTTTTGTTCTCTGCCTTGTTGCCCAAGCCTCCGAGCTTCAAAAAGTTTTCAAAATCAGGATCTACTTTCCTATCATCACTACCTTGCAAGATTCCCTCTACATTTTTTAGATTAGTGATCTCATAACTCTTTTGTGCATTAACAAATACACGCACACGAGAGGTCTGCTGTACCATAGCATCACAATCGCCTAGGGCCTTTAAAGAAAGTGTGTCTCCGGTAACCTTCTTATATTGCTTTTTAAGCCAATTAGCAATATCCTCGCAGGTCTGATCCATCTCACTTTCAAAACCATTAGCATGAACATCTTTAAGAGTAATCTCTGATTGATAGTTGACAATTAACTGATTACCATTAATTTTTATTTTGCAACCATCCATCGTTCTAGAGTCTAAAACTGGATGGCCTTCATCTCTCTTTAATCCAATCTTCACCGGATCGCCATTCTCATCTAAAGCTCCGTCATACATATGGGCCGCAGCTTGAGCGATACCTCTAATTACATCTAAGTCTTGTTGTGACATTATTTTTCTCCTGTGTCAGGGCGCCAGCCGCGCTCCCATCTTTTTTCTCTACCTTCTACATATTTTATATAACATTTATAGCAACATTCGTATTTTGCCATGTAAATATCGTCTTTCATATTAAACGAGTAAACTCCGCATACTGGACAATTTCTTTCTTCATCTTTACTAATTAGCGTCTTTGGCATTAAAAATCCATTCATTTCTATCTTTTCATTTTGCTCTTTTGTTTCTCGCTCTTTTTTCGCAACCTCTTTTAATTGTTCAAGATATTCTTTTTCCTTATCCTCGTCCCAAGTGGACATTGGATTTTTAACGGCTTTATCTCCATATTTCTTGGATATAGCCTTCTCTAATCTGACGATCCTATCCCAATCTTTAGACATTTTTATTATGTAGCTCCTTAAACCTCTCACAGATTCTATCATATCTGTCTTGATATTGTTCAAAGTCTTTTATATCTTTTTCATTTCTAACGATGTTTCTTTTGCTTGTGGCTATACTATCCAAGCTTTTTGAAGTATGGCTCCAGTGATATGGAACAATATTTAAATCTGCTAACGACTCTAATAGATCAAGATGTCTCTCGACAGTTATTTCTTTTACTTTTACACGATGCCATTCAATATAGAGCTTGTCAATATAACTAATGGATCCATTTTTAATCATGTGTTCTACAACTTCGTATTCTGCACCTTCAATGTCCATCTTTAGAATAATGTAATCATCTTTATTAAATTCTTCTTTTATCCAGCGATCAAAATCAATTGATTTTACTGTTTCTGGTTTTACTGAGAGCTTCCCTTTGCCGCCGCTGCCGCGTCGCTCTGCTTTGTCCTTATATACTGACGAACCCTCTCTTCCATTAACATAAAACTCGCGGGCGCCATCTTCTATCCACACTAAATTATTTTTAAATTTAACATCCGGGTATTTCTTAAATGATTTTTCACATTTAATCATACCTTCAAAACTGTATATCTCGTATTCCTTGCTGCCTGGATATTCCTTTTTAAATCTCTTTACTGACGTCGCCTCATGTGCTCCACAGTCTAAGAATATTTTACGCATTTTATTTTCCTTCCTTATTAAATAGTCTATTATTGCAAAGCCCGCCCAGATCCGAAAACCTGGGCGGGCAGTGTCCGACTAATCGAAATTAACCGAAAGTGTAAACATTAAATGCTTACTTGTTGTTGGATTTCTCCAAAGAGAGCTTAAGCTCGTTGATCTGCTCCTGTTGGGCCTTAACGGCTTCAACGAGAACTGAAGTAAGCTTAGCATAGTCAATACCAAGTGTAGTCCCACCGCCGGCGGAATATACAACTTCTGGTACTGTGTTCTGCATCTCTTGAGCTAAGAAGCCAACTTCGCGGTGGCCGCTGTTGTCACTCTTGAACTCATAAGAAACACCTCTCATGGACATAACCTTGTCAAGAGCGCTATCAAGTGGCTTGATGTCAGTCTTTAGGGTTGCATCTGAGTAGGTGATGAAGCTCTGGGCAGTAACGTCTGCTCCGCTAGAAAGCGTTAGGTTGCCTTCAATGTCAACCGTGCTGTCAAAGTGAGCAGTCGATGTGACGTTAAGGGTACCAGAAACAGCAGCGTTGCCAGAGGTTGTCAAAGCAGCGCAAGTGGTTGCTCCGTCAATGTTGACGTTACCTTCAAAGTCTGCAGCGCCTTCAACTTCGAAAGCTGAAGTAACAGATACAGCGCCATGGACGTTTAACGCACCAGTAATGGCAGTTGCACCGGTAAAGGTAGAAATACCAGTCACAGTAACTGTGTCTGAGCCTGCGTTGCCGAGAACGGTATTTCCGTTAGCTGTAAGCGCGGTGAAAGTACCAGCAGCAGGTGTGGCGCCACCAATGACAACGTTGTCAGCAGTACCACCGTTGATGTCAACAGTAGTAAGAATGCCTGCATCAGCAACTGTACGACCAGCGTTGGTCCAGTTACTGGCCATGCTAGCGATACCGAGAGCGTTGATGCCGGAGGCGTCTTTGCTTCCATCCAAGACAAGAGCCTTGTTAGCAGCAGCAGTACCATTTGTGATACCGTCGAGTTTCTCCATGTCGGCCTCGTTAAGATCGGCAGAGCCGATGATGAACGAAGTACCAGCAGTGATCGCTCCTGACGCAGTAACGTTGCGCAAGCCGGAAGCCACATCAGCGTTGTTGTCGAGAACAAGAGCCTTGTTA